CAGTTCTTGGTAATACCCTGGCTTAACCATAAGTGGATCACCACCATTAACGATAATAGTATTCGTGTCTGGGTATCGCTTAAGAAATTTGTATATGTACTCTAAGTCCAACAGCCCAACTTCATTAGGGTCAATATCAGTAGAAGAACAAAACGTACACTTGAAATTACATGCTTCGGTGGGTTTAATAATTAAATCCATCCTTTTTCTCCCGCTAGTTTTAGCATTAGAGTTTTAGGGGCTGGGCAAACATCTTCCATCCATTGTAACTGATGACAATCAGAATGGCAATAGATAAACACAGGGCAGTCATAACACCTTGGATCACGATCATGCGTCTCGCACGAAATGATCTCCATACGTTTTGGGCTTTCACGCACAGTCTTTGCTGGCATGCTGATATCACCATACCATTGAGTGGGCGCAGTATTAGGACAACCTGCTACAGTACCATCGGCATTGATGGTGTGTATCTTTTGTTCGCAATCTCTACAGAACGTACCATTAAAGAATTGACCTTTGCTAAACTTGTCATACACAGAATTAAGAAAGTTATTCTCAATAGGGTGGTCTTTAGTTGTCTCGTGCATCTTCATCCAAAAGGCATCAAGCTCAGAGTTATGTGGAAAGATTTCTGTATTGATTGTTGCATTACCATCGTGTGTAAGGCGCTCATAACTAATAGTACCAATGCCTAAAGAGTGCATATAATCTGCAATCTCAAGTGGTTCCATTGCAACAACGTCTTTAGATACTGAGATAAAGCATTGGATATAACAACCTTCTGCAACTAAACGCTTTACATTATCTTCCCAAAGCTGTCTTTGCTTTTCGTTTGCAAAACGAATATTAGGGTCCCATGATGTGCCGATAGAACCAGAGTCTAATACTTTAAGAAACTCAACACGTTCGTCAGTTAGCTTATACGTAAGATTTGTCGTGATGCCGTGTGTACATTTATCACCCCAATGTTCTTTCGTAACATTATAGAAATGCCACAGGTCTTTCATTGGCGCAAGCAGAGGCTCACCACCATGATACTCAAAGTGAATGTGGTTTGACCCATCGTCTAGTTCGTTACACCACTTAGCTGTCTTGTCTGCATCGAAGTAAATTTTACGCCCATTGATACCAGAGGTAAAACAGTGAGCGCAGTTCAGATTACAAGTTTCAGTAGTTTTAACGTATACGATTAAGTGTTTCTGTGTCGTGAATGCCATGTGATAACATCAATGCCTTTTCATAATTTAACGCTCTATGCGGTGTTCCAGATGGTATTAAAACTGTATCGCCTTTTTTTAATACAACCTCTTTGCCTTCAACTTCCATAATCTTTGTGCCAGCAAGACATTCGATAAGAACATCTACAGGGTCTGTGTGGACATCAAATGATGCACCATTCTTTTGATTGTAAAAGGCATGGACAGTTCCTTTTACAAACAGTAAAGTTTCTATTTGCTCTACTTTCATAGTTCTACTCTCAGACAACAACCTAGCTACAGTCCCAACATATGAGATGAAGTCAGTCTGTTCTAAGTAGTGTTGATTACCATCTTCGTCTATATAAGAAACATCGTGGTTATCAAAACACGTTTCTGTAAGAAGGAAGTTTTCAAAGTCGAGAAATGTCATAGTCCTTGCCCATATTATATAATTGTATTTATACTACCATGTTTAACTCAAAATGTCAACTCAAAGATTTGTTATAAATAGTATCATATATCATGAGGAGATTGAATATGGAAATGACACCACGTTGGCCTACTATGTTTGGTCAAGGGAAATTTGAAGTTGACGGATTATTTGAATACCTATTTGCAAACTACGACTTAAACGATCCAGGCGGTGATGTAGATGGCGCAAATATTTTTACAGATAATTCTGAAATGATGAATAAGTTTAAGTCCGTTGTTCATGGTAAATTCAACGAATATCTTACAAACACAATCAGTAAGACTATAGAAGACTTTGGCGATCACGAAATTAAAGCTTGGATTACAGGTCATGGCAAAGGTTATAGCATGACAACCCATAACCATTCTGGCGCACACATATCAGCGGTGTTTTACGTTTTAGCTGAAGATAAGTATTCTGGTGGGTCAATTGTATTCATTGATCCAAGAAGTAATGCAAATCGCGGATACGATAGTTCGTTTGATGATTTATTTGCGCATCATGCATTCGTCCCAGAAACTGGTGATTATGTAATCTTTCCTTCTTTTAATTACCATCACGTAAAACCTTACTACTCTGAATTTAGAATATGTATACCAGTTGATTTGTATTTGTACAGCAACAACGACGTATAAATACACATATAACTCAAGATAAACCGTCTTTCAGATAAATAAGACACTACTACAATTAAAACGGAGACATAAAATGGCTTTTACATATACATACACTGTCCGTAACCTCAAGGTTAAGGATGAAGTGAACGCAGATGGCGACACACTAACTAATGCTGTTGTGCAAACATACTGGGATATTACTGGTACTGACGAAGAAGGCAACACTGGTCAATTCACTGGCGCAACACCTTTTTCGGCGGCTAATGTTCCTGCTGGATCATTCACAGCTTTTGCTGATTTAGACGAAGCAACTGTAATCGGTTGGATCACAGGCGTAATCAACGGCGATGCAGGTTACAAAGCACACATCGATACGCAAATTCAAAAAGAGATCGACAGAAATATTGCAACTGAAGTGGCTGGAGAAGATTTGCCATGGGGTGAAGCCACGCCAGCACCTGCTGACGATATTTAATAGAAAGAAACAATCATGACATACACATGGGAAATACTAAAGCTTGGAACCCTTGACCAGACAAACAGTGATGGTGATGTGTTGGCTGATGCAATCATTTCTATTAAATGGAAAAAAATTGTGACCAACGATGACAATAAGAAAGCAAGTTTTGTTGGTAAAACCACACTCGACGTGTCTGATGTTTCATCGGCTGACTACGTTGACTTGGATGATGTGACAAAAGCAATTGTCATTGAATGGATCGAAGAAACAATGACTGAAGCTGAGATAAATAACATTAACAACATTTTATCCAAGAAGCTACAAATTGAAACGATGACTACGTTTAAGCCTGATTGGTAAAAACCACAGTCTACTTTATATGATGGAGAAATCATGCACGACTTGCACATGGGCGGTTTGGCAACATACGCTTTAAAAAGAGGGGGTTCATTACACCCTATTTGTATACCTACTGAAGTTTTAGGTAACGAAACTGGAATCATGAACCCCTCTATATTCTCTCACAAAGGAAAAATCCTTGTCAATGTGAGACACGTAAACTATTATCTATATCACAGCGAAGGTAAAAAGTTTCCTCACCAGTGGGGTCCTTTGGTGTATATTCATCCCGAAAATGACGTAACACTCACAACGCACAATGTAATGTGTGAGTTGGACAAGAACATGAATCTTGTGAATGCCCAACGTGTTAAGATGGCGTTAGACACAGGCAAGCCAACATGGAATTTCATTGGTCTTGAAGATGCACGGCTATTCAGTTGGGACGATAGGTTGTTCCTATGTGGTGTGCGTAGGGACTGTTACGACGATAAAGGTCGTGGACGAATGGAGATGTGTGAGATCGAATTCATTAACGGTGAATGGACAGAAATTTCACGAAACCCCATTCCAACACCTGGTGACGATAGTTCTTATTGTGAAAAGAACTGGATGCCAGTTAATGACATGCCTTGGCACTTTGTTAAGTGGACAAACCCAACACAGGTTGTCAAGTTTGATATTGAAAACGGCACAACTGTTGATGCAATCTATGACGCAGAAAAGAAGGTCGAAGCTAATAAAGACTACAGAGGTGGCTCACAAGTAGTACGTATTAATGACAATCAGCGCATGGCTTTTGTTCATGAAACAAATTTGTTGCGTGATCCGTTTGGCAGAAAAGATGGCAACTATGCACACCGTGTAATTATATGGGATAACGATTGGAATATTGTTCACAGAAGCAGAGAGTTTCACTTCATGGGAACTTACTACGATCATGTGAAGGCACAAGACTATAACATTGAATTTGTTACTGGGGTCACAACACTTGGCAATGATATTCTAATATCTTTTGGATGGCAAGACAATGCTTCATATATATTGCGTATGCCACAGGTTATATTTTCACAATTCTTGATGGGTGAATAGATGACCAAAAAACTAATTCAAATTACTGATATACTTGAGACTAAGCTTCGTAAAGAAAAAGAAATAGAATATTACAGGCAACAAATTGAAAAGATACAACAGAAGATGATGTTTCTTCAAAAAGACCTTGACTTAACACAATTGATAATTTCCATCATAGAGAAGGAAAAGATTTACGACATCAAAGAGACGATGGAAAAACGAATGATAGAGGGTGACGATAATGAAGTTTAAAAATATGCAAGTTCTAAATGATGTTGTTTTAGACTATAGTAATCCATGGAAAATGTTTGAACTCGCACGTGAGTACGATAAGTTGAAACAAGGTGCGGCGGCATTTGGTTGGTATCTTAGAGCGGCTGACTTCTGTGAAGGAGAAACATACGAAGAAAAATGGTTGCAATATAGATGTATGCTTTTTGGTGCGGCTATCTTTGACAGATCGGAAGCTAGAAATCAAACCACACAAGGTCTTCTTAAGATGGCTATGGCTGTGTTACCTACTAGACCAGAAGCATATTACTTCATGGCTAAACATTCGATGGACACAAACAACTTTCGTGATGGGATAATGTATTCTCAAATGGGTCTTGCCTTAGATTTGGTTCCACGTGACGATGATAATGAGTTGGGATATCCTGGTCGTGTTGGTTTGGAACATGCATATGCGGTTTCTAAATGGAAGACTGATGGTAGGGATGCTTCCAAAAACCTATTCTTCGATCTAAAGCACAAATGCAAATTAGAAATGACTAAAGAAATACGTGACAGTGTTGATTGGTGGATTGAACAAATCGGCTACCCAAGTACACTTCCATACACAAGAGAAGAAGAAAAGAAATACAGATGGAAATTTGATGGTCTTAAGTCCGTAGATAATAACTACTCTCGACACTTTCAAGATATGTTTGTCTTATCACTTCTTAAAGGAAAGATGGAAGGTACGTTTGTAGAGATTGGGTCTGGACATCCTACACTATTCAACAACACTTACTTGTTGGAGAAAGACTTCGGTTGGAGAGGATTGTCTGTAGAACATAGCGAAAGAATGTGCGCTCAGTTTAGCAGAGAGCGTAACACAAGCATTGTTATGGATGATGCCGCAACCTTGGACTATGATAAACTATTCAAACAACATTGTCTTGAGCAACATATCGAATATTTAAGAATTAATGCAGATCAAGCATCTCTTGCGGCTTTGAGTAGAATTCCGTTTTCAAAACATGAATTCTCTATTATCCAATTCCAACATAATGAATGTTGGTGGGGTACTGAGATTAAAGAAAAGTCAAGAGAAATGTTGAATAGTATTGGTTATAAATTGTTTGTTTCTGATGTGGCTATCGATCCCATCAACTCTTATGAGGATTGGTGGGTACATCCATCAATCATAAATGACCATATGAAGAGCGATAAAGGTATTAACTTTGCTTGGGATTACATGATGAAGGGAAGAAAATGAAACCAGTGATCGTAACAGGTGGATTTGATCCACTACACTCAGGACATATTGCATATTTTAAAGCCGCTAAAGAATTAGGTTCTATCCTATTCGTTGGTCTTAATAGTGACGAATGGCTGACACGTAAAAAGGGCAGACCTTTCATGTCTATTGAAGAACGTATGTCTATTATCAAAGAAATTGGTTGTGTGGGACATGTGTTTACTTTTGATGATTCAGATGACACTGCATGTGATGCTATTCGATATGTAGCAAAACAAACTCCTAGAAACTCAGAAATCATATTCGCTAATGGTGGTGATCGTAAAAAAGGAACAACACCAGAAGTTGAGTTTGCTAGAGAATTACGTGATGAATGTAACATATCATTTGCATTTGGTGTTGGTGGAGAAGATAAGAAGAATAGTTCATCATGGATATTAAAGGAGTGGGACAAGCCCACTACAGATAGACTATGGGGTAAATATAGAGACTTAGATCAGAATGGACATTGGAAGGTTAAAGAGTTGTCTATTGATGTTGGTAAGTCATTATCTGATCAAAGACACTTCATACGTTCTGAACATTGGCATATTGTTGATGGTGACCTTAAAATGGACTTAGAGTTCTCTGATGGTTATTCGACATCTAAGGTTTATGGAACTGGTGATAGTATAGACATTCCATCTAATACTTGGCATCATGCAACTAATGTTGGTGATAAACCTGTTAAGGTTATTGAAGTATGGATGGGTAATACATTATCTGAAGATGATATTGAAAGAAGATATGCTTAAATGCATTAAAGAATCTATTATTATATCATAAGGGTTAACCCTATTATACACGACTTCTGAATGTTGTCAACTAGTTTTTTATAAATATAAGAAAATACATGCAACAAAGGAGAAGACGATGGCTTTTCAGTTATCCCCACAAACAAGAAATGGTACACTCCAAGCAATCGAAACGACAATTGGCGCAAATCCAGTTCTCACGATTGCTACAGGAACAGTTCCAACAGAGTGTCCAAGCGCAAATACAGGTACTATAGTAGCTACTATGGTTTTACCAACAGATTGGCTTTCAGCACCTAATAACGGTGTTATGCAATTATCTGGTAATTGGCAAGACCTTTCAGCAGATGCTTCTGGTACTGCTGGTTACTTTAGAGTACACCAAAGTGATGGAACAGTATGTCACTTGCAAGGTACTATCTCAGCATCTGGTGCTGGTGGTGATATGCAACTTGACAACACAAACATCGCTATTGGTCAGCAAATCACAATCACTACATTTACAATTACTGCTGGTGGCGCATAAAAGGACGTTCTAAATGTCTAACGGCGTAACTACAGGAAGTATAGATTTCAACTTCTTCGGTGGGGGCTATTCAGTCCTTGTCGGTGATGTTTCTGGCGCGTTCGATGTATCAATTGCATCTGACGTGTTCGTTCCTGTACATGCTAATGCTAACAACACTCTTGACTTTTTTATTACTGCTGGAATTGAGACGCCAACTATCTTTGGTGAAGCATCTGGTACTATAGACTTCTCGTTAAATCAGAGTGGACGCATTGAGTTTGGGATACAGAGTTACCTTTACTCTGGTAACAATGAGATAACATTTGTTGGATCGGCTACTGCCTTCAACCCTATTGTTGGTGGGTTTGATAATGTCTTTCCAATTACTTTCTCTGGTACTATGGCTCAGTTTTCATTGGGTCAGACCACAGGTGCTTTCTCTTACGCATTGCAGTCCAAAGTTATAAATTATACATTGTTAAACAAAAGCAGACCAAATCTTAAAAACGGTATCAAACTACAGGATACACAAAATAACCAAGTAAACATAAAGCAAGAACCAAATGGCGTAAAAATACGTAATAATGGCGAAACTTTTGTTGAAATCAGATAATAACTTTTTAGATAAATAAAAGTAAACGGAGAGAACACATGTCGGATAACTTCTACATCAAGCAAAACGATACTGCCCCATCCCTAGAAGTAGTCCTAACAAGTTCGTCTGGACGTGCTAAACCTATGACTGAGGCATCATCTATTGCATTCAATATGTCAACAGAAGCTGGCGTTAATCTTGTAAACCTTGGTACAGGGACAATCGTTAACTCAGCAAAAGGTATTGTTGCCTACACTTGGCAGACAGGCGATACTTCAAATACAGGTATCCACAATGCAGAATTTCAAGTTACTTATAATAATGGACAGATCGAAACTTTTCCAAACTCTGGCTACATTAAAGTAATCATTAAAGGTGAGTTAGCATAATGGCACAACCAAGATCAAAAGAAGACTTTAAAGACTACATCCTAAGAAAAATTGGCGCACCTGTAATTGATATCAACGTTGCAGATGAACAAGTTGAAGACCGCGTAGATGAGGCTATCTCTTTCTGGCGCGATTACCACTACAATGGTAGTCAACTGGTGTATCTTAAGCATGCAATTACAGAAGCAGATAAGGTTAACGGATGGATACCACTACCAGAAGGCTTGCTAGGCATTTCTAAGATATTTGACCTAGATACAAGTATTTCAACTGGCACAGGGATGTTCAACGTAAACTACCAGTTTGTTCTGAATAACATTCAAGACATGACTAGCTATAGCATGCAGAACTACTACATGACTATGCAACACATTGAGTTTATGCAAGAGATACTTGTTGGTAAACCACTGATCCGCTACAACAAGCATGTAAATAAATTACATATTGACACTGACAAAAAGAGTTGGGTAGTTGGCAACTACATTGTTATCGAAGCATATGATGTCGTTAATCCTGATGAGTACGCAGATGTTTGGGGTGATCGTTGGCTTCAGAATTATGCCGCTGTGCTTGTACGTGAACAATGGGGTCTAAACCTCACTAAGTTTACACAGATGCAATTAGTTGGTGGTGTGCAGTTTAATGGTGAGCAAATCCTTGCAGAGGCTAGGGCTGACCGCGAACGTATGGAAGAAGAAGCAATTCGATCATTGCAACCTTTGACCTATAACTTTATTGGATAAGATATGGCAACTAACGCATATTTCAGAAATACGACGAATAGCTACGAACAGAACTTGATCGATGACTTGGTTATCGAGTCAATCCAGATGTATGGCCTTGACGTCAAATACGTTTCGAGAAATAACGCCAATATCGATTCTCTATTGAATGAGGATGATATTCCCACATTCGATGCATATTACGATTTTGAAGTTTATATTAAAAACGTAGATGGGTTTGAGGGCGAAGGCGACTTCTTGAGTAAGTTCGGTCTTCAAATTCGTGACTCTATTACATTTACAGTTGCAATACGAACATTTGAGCGCTTCGTCACAAGAGAAAACGATAAGAGAATAAGACCTATCGCTGGTGAAGTTATATTCTTGCCTCTGAACAACAAGCTTTATAAAATCCAACACGTAGAACACGAGAGTGTGTTTTATCAAAGTGGTGCGCTACAGGTTTATGACATGCGTTGTGAACTTATGGAATTCTCTGGTGAGCAATTCGATACAGGCATTTACGAGATTGATCACTTCTTTGATGATATTGATACTACGGCTAATACGGTAAATACACTTACAGCTTTGACCGCTGTTGATCCTCTTGCTGAC